TAACTTGACTAATAATTGGGCTTTTCTGGCAGACCATTGATTAGGTTTACCACCTTTATCACCTTTCATTACTTGATCTTTTAATTTATCCCATAGTATAGGATTATCATGATTTGACATATATATTATAATTATATAATAAATTCTTTAAACATTATTCTTTTATATATAATAATCTATATATTTTATTTAATAAAATCCTTCGGATTTTATTAAACGGGGCGATTTTTGATTATTTCCAGAAAAAATCTAACCATTTTAGATTACACTATGGAATAATAAATTTATTATTCCTATATATGATAGATTAATTTAGATTATTTCTGGAATATATCTAAAATAATCTAAAAAATCGCCCATTTAAATAATCCGAAGGATTATTTAAATAAGATAATTAGATTTCAATTACTATTTTTCGTCTTCTTGGTTCTTTAGTTTGTTTTTCCCTTGATAGGTATTTACGTATACGTGTTTCAAAGTAATCCATTTTGGTATCATGGACAAAATCACTTACTTTAACTGTGATGTATTTGCTACCATCAACTGGACTAAATGAAAAACCTATTTCATATGGTTCATTTATCATTTTAAAAATTGTGGATATATACTTACGAAGTTTTTTGTTAATATTTTTGTCATCATTATATGGTAGCATATATATTTTGTCAATTACATTTATAGATGGGATTAAGTCATTTGTGCCTACTTGTATATATTCCATATAATTATACTATAATATAATTATAATGAATTTAATATAAGTTATGTGCCTTTACGTATTTAGATGCTTCAATTAATGGTAAAGCCAATTTTTTCATAATTGCTTTAACGATTGAAGCACGTGATCCACCACGGGCATTACCGTTAGCACTTACACCACGAACAGCAGCATGGCGATGACGTCTTGATACACCACGTTTACCAGATCCAGCAGGTGCTTCAGCATCAGGTGCTGGTTCAGGTGCTTGTGCTTGTTCTGGTGCTTGTAATGCTTGGGGCATATATCCTTTTGGTATGAAACTTGATGCTAATTTACCATACCTATAAGCCTTTTCACCAATATCAGCAGCCTTTTCAATACCTTTGACAGTATCTTCAACACCTTTTACGGTATCATTCGCAAAATCACCCCATGATCTTGGTTTCTTTTTTTCTTCTGGTTTCTTTGTTGCTGGTTTAGATTTAGGTGCTGTTGGTTTAGGTTTAGGTGCTGATGGTTTAGGTGCTGATGGTTTAGGTGCTGATGGTTTAGGTGCTGATGGTTTAGGTGCTGCTGGTTTAGGTTTAGGTTTAGATGCTGATGGTTTAGATTTTGGTTTTGCTTTACCACCTTTACCACCACGGGCATTACCTTCACCTGACATAGCCCTATTAACATTTCCAGAATATTTTAAAGCTTTTATTGCTGGTCTAGTTTGATGGCGAACTTCATCAGTTATTTTATCCCCCGTTCTTACTAATGAACGTGATGCTGCTATAGGGTTCTTGTAAAATCCACCACGGGCATTACCACGTGCTGATCCCATACCAAACATTTTCATAATATCTGATAAAAACCCACCATCGACATGACCAGATTCAACACCAGAACCTAATAAACTAAAAAGTTTTCCCATAAATCCACCACGGGCATTTACCCTTGTTGTATTACTGAATGCTGGTTGTTTACCTAAACCACCACGTGCTGATCCCCTACCAAACATTGCTAAAATATCTGATAAAAAACCACCATTGACATGACCAGATTCAACACCAGAACCTAATAAACCTAAAAGTTTATCTATTCCTAAAAATCCACCACGTGCTGAACCACTACCACAACTACATACTTCATGACCTAAAGGACAATCTTTTTTTCCACTACCATTAAATTCTTCGTGTCTATCTAAACATCCATGTTTAGATGTTCTATTACCACGTAAACCAGCACCTAATGCTAATTCAACACGAACGGCAGGTTGTAATCCTAAATTAGCACCACCACGGGCATTACCATGACCGCATAATGTAGCACTTATACCACTACCTACAACACGATCACCATCCCCTTTATGGTATACACCTACACCACTACCCATTACTTTAGGATTATATCCATTTACATCAAAACCAGCGGGTGCTGGTAAAACTGTTTGAAGTGTATCCATTTCGTGATCCACTTTATCACGGATTAAAGCATTATATTTATCAGTTACCATTCTGTTATAAGGTGTATCAATTGGCATCTTATTATATATATAAAGTATATATAATAAAAATTGAACTAAATAAATTTTTTACATTAATCTATTATCCATACTGTTGGACATTCCCGAATGTTTTGAATGTCTTGCTTTTGGATGGCATCTTGATGGTAATGCTTTAGATGAATCACCGTGTCCATGTCCTACAATTCTTTTAATTTCCATATGACCGTAGGGTTCTTGTAATGAAGCATCTAATACATCAGATTTAGTTAAAATTCCTGTATAGCATGATGTTTGACCACGTTCAGTAACCATGATACCTGAATTTACAGGGATTACAACTACTTCAGGACTTGCTTCTACAGAATCTGTGCCATAACCAGAAACACCATTTTGATCGTATAAATTATACGCATTAATTGTAACGTTAAATTGTAATTGGAATGAACCTAAAGAACCTGGGGCATTCCATGGTTCAGCAAGTTCTAAATGTTTGGCTAAATCTAATACTAAATATGATCCAATTGTTTGAACTTGTGTGGCTGTAGGTATTGATCCTGTTATAGATTCAAATGATGATCCAGAAACCGCAGTAGTTTGTGTATATACACGGTCTGTTGATGATGATGGTGTAGCACCACTAGGTTGGGCTGATGGATAACCTGCGAAAACATGACCTAATTGACCAGCAGAACGTTGATATACGACGTTAGCAATACCTTGGAAACTTTCCCAATCTTGATTACTACCTGCTTCACGTGACATATGGAAAAGTTGTTCTTGTGATGCGTTCGCAAGAAGTCCAGAATGGTTATTCCATTGGATACTTATATTTGAAATAGGGTAAACCCAATCATTACTATAAGATTTATTTCTATATGCTGCGTCAGGTCTTACAAATATAATTAATTTATCTGGCACTTGATTAAATGTAAAAGTATTACTTTGAATAGCAGAACCAGCACGACTGTTAATACCATCTTGAACCAATCCACCATTATAATTTACACCATTTTGACTATCTAAATACGCAAAACCAATACTACCATATTGTGTTGATGATGTAATAAAACGTGGGTATTCTAATAGGGGTATGACGTTGCGAACTGGAACTACATCATTACCATGTGGTGTAATATATTTCATTTGTAATTCAGCATTATATATTTGTTGTGTCATGGTAAATGCTGGGAAAAAATAGTCAGGGTCATTAGCAGCAAACCATGGATAGGCAGTAGCACCACCATTTCTTTTATTTACAATACCAGCGGTTGATGATATTTTGATGGCTTTATTAATATTACCATAATTACATACTACGGACATATTTTGAAGACCATAAATACCTTGTCTATTAGATTGTGTTCTATTCCAGATGAAAGGTGGTGCTATTAAAGGTTCTGTTGAATTTACAAATAATTTAAAATATTTAGTCCCAGCAGCAGGGTAATTTGTTATAACAGTGTTATAAGTAGAATCACTATATGCGACAAGTTGATTAGGATTACATCCATTTGGTAATGATTTATTACCTTGAACTTGATCATAACCTGCCATATTAGAACAATTGACAAAATCATTTTCATCTTTATTCCATGCTAAACGATCAACTGATGCTGCTGCCATATTTTCAGTTTCCCAAATTTCACAATCTGATAATCTTAATAAGGCAGGTAAAACATCTGATGAATTTATGGTAGAAACATTGTTATTTATTTGAACTTGAATGGTGTCCATTGTTCTTTGTGTGGAAAATGAACCAACAGAAATATTATAACCATATACTAAAGGACAAGCATAAGCAATTCTAGCAGAATAATTAGGTGCTGTTGTTGGAAGATTTTCTGCCATGTATGGAACACCTGGAATTGCTGTATCAAATGTAATATCATATATTGTAGTTGTTCTTAAGTAAACTTCACGATCTAATACAGTGTTTTCTGATGGGAAAGGTATAGTGAAATTTAAATTGTTTGGTGTCGCTGATATCGCAGGCATACGAACATTGGTGACATTTTGACCGCCTTTAATAACACCATAATTTAAACTGTCAGTAACCATTAGCCTATCATCTTTTACTAAAACTTTTTTGAAGTCGTTTGACATAATATATATATTTAATATATATATTATTTCTTAACTAAATAAATTTTAATTACATTAGTCTACTGTTCATTTTACTTTGTTGTTCTACGGCAGGTTTTACTTCAGTGGTTGAATGACCACGTCTACCTTTAAACATGTGTCTGGGTAAGGCACGACCAGAATCACAGTGGCCACTACCTACTTGACGTTTTACATCCATTATACTAAATGGTTCTTGTTGGGATGCTTCTAATACATCATTTTTAGTTAAGATACCAGTATAGGTGGATGTTTGACCACGATCTGTTACCATGATACCAGAATTCATGACGATACATACTAATTCTAATGTAGAAGCAGCGACAGCAACTAATGATTGAACTTGGACTTGGAATTGTAGCTGGAAGTTGCCTAGCGATCCAGGTGCGTAGAAATCTTCAGTTAGTTGAATTACGGTGGCAAAGTCCAACATTAGGTATGAACCGATTGTAGGAACAATTCCAGCATATCCACCAGCATTAAAATAGGATTGTGAAACATTTGCTTGACCACAGAATTCAGAAAATGATTGATTGCTACCAGCTTCCACGCTATAATAATACAAGTCTTGTAAAGTTGCTGATGATAATAGACCAGCATTATTATTCCAGTTAATACTTATATTAGTTATGACGGGAACTACATCATTATCAGTAGGATCTTGTGTTGACATCTTCTTTCTTAAGAAAACACATATTTTATCGGGAACTTGGGTTAAATTGTAAGTATTTGAATTGATGGTAACAGGTGTGCCATAGTTAGCAGGGATTGCTGGATTTGTAGCATTAGAAAAATAACGATCATATGTTAATAAAGGAATTACGTTTCTGGCTGGTAAAAGATCAGAAGGGTGGGGTGTAATATATTTGAAGATTAATGTTGAATTAGTGACAGATACGACTGATGGTGTGCCTACAATAGATACATTATTGTGTGCTATTGGACTAGTATAAACTGAATCACTTAAACGGAAGCAACGGGTAGCATTTGCGATATTATATTGTAATTGAACTGTTTGAAGGCCGTATATACCTTGTTTATTGCTGACAGGGTCAGACCATAAGAAAGGTTGGCATAAAACGGGTTCGATGGTTGTGAATTGTAATTGCCAGAAATTTGCTGCTGTTGGTCCAGTATTAGAATTAACGTTAGGTGTTTGTAAAGTCCATGGTCCAGCAGCAGATGTAGCCCAATATAAACGGACTGGTCCATCAAGTGATGTATTTATAGTTGTTCCTGCCGCACCAACACCAGCAAAAGTTCCATTATTGGGTAAATCAGTATCACTTACGGTATCTATACCACCGAATTGTGATGAAGGATTTGCTGGTAATAATACTAGATTTGATGGATTACTACCAACTGATACGGGAACTTGACCATTTAATGAATTTACGCCACCACTATCAGATGAATAATAGAATGAATCAGGTTTGGTAGGACATGATGAACATGATTTACTTAATTCACGTGAATCATTAGAACGGATTAAGAAAGGTAAAACATCACGAATATTAATTGATGTGACGTTATTATTTAGTGTTGCTTGGACTGTAGAACATAATTGATGGAAAGGGAAGGCTGCTAAAGCAATATTCTGACCATAAACAAATGGTTGTGCCCCGCCACCTGTTTGGAATTGAATTAAAACTGTATTTTTTGTAAAGACCCTGCGATCTACTATGGTCTGTTCTGATGGTATCTGGACGTTAAAATTAACTACTGAAGATGATACTGCTATCGCTTGTGCTACTTGTGATACAATACTTTGTCCGCCTTTTTTTACAGCATAATTTAAAACGTCAGTAACCATTAGCCTATCATCTTTTACTAAAACTTTTCTGAAGTCGTTTGACATAATATATATATTTAATATATATATTATTTCTTAACTAAATAAATTTTATTAAACCGCTGGTTTAGTATATTCAGGTAAATAGATTAAGTTGAATATCTTCTTACGGAATAATAACTTTAATGATGCGAAGCACTGTGGTTCAAGCACGAAAGGGTGTAATGTGCCGTATTGATCACGCCAGAATACACTAATTTCTATACTATTAATTGGTGTATTACTTTGTAAATCAATTAATCTATATTCACCATTTGGGGCATAACCTATATTTGGTTTAATTTCATCACCACGAACCAATGGGACTTCTAAATCGGTAATGACAGGTAAAAAGTTATTGTTTTGGACATCAGTATCTAATGACTTATTACTATTTTGGACTAAAGGAAGACCAACTAAAGA